AAATCTACGCTAACAAGCAAGCTATCGAAAAGGCCATAGCCACCGAGAAAGACACTGAAATAAAAGACCTGAAAAAACGCAACAGGCGGTTAATAATTACTAACACTGCCCTCACTTTAGGTATCACAGCGGTGGCAGTTTCTACTATATATTTTGCAATACTATAATCATGGACATACAACCAAGAGATATCATAACAATTATAGGTGGAGCGGTATCGCTCACGGGATTGTACTACGCATTGAAGCGCGATGTAGTAAAGGTGTCAACCGCACTAGGTAAAGTCGAGTCTTATCACAAAAGGGAGGTTACTATGTTAGGCGATTCCATTAAAGAAACAAAAGAAGAGTTCAACACCAAGCTAAATGTTATGAAGGAAGAACAAAACAAAGCCATTGATAAGCTCGAAAAGAAGATTGATGTGATTGCTGCGCAGAACCTAACTATCAGCAACAATCTTGCGGAGTTAGCCGGGTTTATTAGGGGCACTAAATAACAATACATGCAGGGTCAATATGCGGAAATCTACAAAGAGATACATGCAGGTGAGGGTACGATAGCAGAACGCATCCGTGCCGCTATGAAAAAGCATGGCATTACAATGCAATACAGCTCATTTGAGCGATTGTATTACGGTTGGCGTAAGTATCATGGTGATAAGGCAAAAGCCCCTGTTAAAACGCATCCATTGGGCAACCTGTCTAAGCTTGAAAACCATTTTGCCGACTTCGGAAATATGGTCAATGAGTTGATGCCGGAACAAAGTAACCCGCTCGACCTGCCACCATCGCAGGAATCACACTACAAACCATACAAGCTACCGATAAACCACAACAACATCTTGTTATTGTCGGATATTCACGTGCCGTATCACAACATTCAGGCATTGACGCTGGCGTTAAAGTATGGTCTGGAGAATGACGTGAATACCATCCTGCTCAATGGTGACATTATAGACTTCTATGCTATTAGCCGATTTGAAAAAGACCCGCGTAAGCGTAATTTCGGGCATGAGGTACTAATGACACGGCAGTTTCTTGCTACGCTGCGCAAGCTATTTCCAAATGCTGCTATATATTACAAGTGTGGCAATCATGATGTGCGTTATGATCACTACATTATGCGCAATGCGCCTGACCTTTTAGGTATGGATGAGTTCAATTTTGAATCACTCATGCACTTAGATCAACACAACATCACCTTTATCCCGGATAAGCAGATAATCCACGCAGGAAAGTTGACAATTTTACACGGGCATGAGTTAGGCGCATCTGTGTTTAGCCCCGTAAACATCGCACGCGGTTTGTTCTTGCGTGCAAAAGACAGTGCGTTGTGTGGGCATCACCATCAAGCCAGTGAACATACCGAGCCAAACATCAACGGCAAGCTAACAACGTGTTGGAGTGTGGCGTGCCTGTGCGAGCTGCATCCCGATTACATGCCCATCAATAAACACCATCATGGCTTTGCGCACGTGCGTATAATGGATACGGGCGAATTTGAAGTAAGTAACTATCGTATTGTCAATGGTAAGATTAGATAAGAAAAAGGCTCCACGTTAGGAGCCTTGTTCTATCAATCAATAACAAAAACAATAATGCAATGAACTATCACACTATGTCGCAAATATAGCACAATGAAAGGCAAGCCACATCCGAAAGTAGTACATCGTAAATTGGGTAGAGAACGTGCCGATGGTTTGTATTGTGATAACGTAATTGAAATAGACCCTACGTTGCCACCAATGCGCTACCTTATTGTGTTGATCCATGAGTACCTTCATCACATTCAACCCGAGTGGAGTGAGGAAAAGGTGGATGCTGAAGGTGAAGCACTGGGTAGGTTTCTGTGGAAACAGGGCTATCGCAAGGTGCAGCAATGATGCGCCCGCTGCTAAGGATTAAGTAGCGTGTCAAAACTTATCTGCTATACCGGCATCGAGTAACTCACTTGCCAACCATTCGCGTATCTTGCCTACTATGTCGTATTGTTCTTCGGTAAGGTCTTGGTATTTCTCAAGGCTACGCAGATGCTGTTGCACTTCGTATAGTGTATCAAAATACTTTACACCATTCACAGCGCAATCAAATGCGTGTTGGTCTTCTCGTAAATCAAATGTTAGTGTTGCTTTCATTTCGTTTGGCTTTTCTTTTTTTGTTTGTTGTTGGTTGGATGGTGTATGCGCCGTACACCTTACGATCTACTTTGATTCCAATTTCTTTGAATAATTGAATATACCTGTATGCGGTGCGTTCGGTTACTTGCAGCTCTTTGGCCATCACATGCACTGGCATGTCACGTTGCTGCATCTCCACCATGAGCGTGAGCATGCGTCTAATCTTTTCCATCTTCTATTTGTGTGCGGTTTGGTAGTCCTGCTTTGCAATCCGTATAGCCTTCATTGTACATGTCAATGATGTGATTCATCTCAATGGTTTGAACTGCGTTTAATAGCATTTCCATTTCAGCCCATGTCATGCGTATGGCTTGACCTTTAAACTTACGCTTTAAGGTTAGATGCAGTCTGCGTATTGCTGTTTCTTTTTTCTCTTGGCTCATAAATATCTTGTGTCTTTAGTTATGGTGAATAGGTCTTTATTGACCGATTTTATTTTATTGGCTAGGTTATCCTTGACATACTTTGTCTTGGCATCTGCAAACATGCCGAGCAGGTTAACACGCTCCAGCTTCAATGTGTCAACTGACTTTATTGTTCTTTGCCGCATTGAGTTTGAGTATTTCGTTTTTGACGTGCATGTAGTACGCCTTCACGGAATAGTATTCCCCGGTACCTTCAAAGTCATTCACGATGTCATCGGGTGCGTTTGCCAGTGCTTCATCTACGCAGTATAGTGCGCAGTTGATAGCCTTGTAATGCACTGCGCCTAATTGGCCTTCTTGCGATTCACCTTCGACTATATCAAAATAGTTCGAGTACAGTTGCCATGCCTTTTCTTTTGCTTTCATTCTTTTCTTCAATGTGTTTCTTTATATATACCATCAAACCACCATATACTATTAATTACTTCATGATGATAAATTTCGTCATCAGCCATATCTACTTTTGCTATTATTGATTTATTTAAGTCGCAATTTATCCAAGCGTATTTATAATCATTGAAACAATCATAGGATTTCCATCCTTTACTTTTAAAATAGTCATTGACTACATATGCTGGATATCCTATAAATTCTTGCAGATTAAATAAACCCGCCTCAATATTTTCATATATATTTTTATGCTTCATAGTGCTAAGGTATTAAGGTATTCACGCCACATTGGTACACGCTCCTGAAGCTTTGCGATTGCATCCGCATCAAACTCCACTACCTTTTCGTGGATGCGTTCCTGCACTGGTATATCATACTCCCAACTTGACAAATCGCTTTCAAGGTTTGCGTGTGGATTTTCTGCAAGGAAGGTAGCCATATCGTAAATCATATTTTTTTCTATGCGCTGTGCCTTCTTGATGAACTCATCGTTGCCTTGTGGATCTATTAGATTCATGCGCAATGATAGGCGATACTTTTCGGTGTCTATCATTTGACTTGGTGCATTGACAAGCACGAAACAGAATGTTGCTGTTGATGCACCTGTGAGCCACATGTATGCTTGACCTTGCCAGTAGTAGTCTTTGCTAAGGTCATTCACCTTTGAATCAATGAAGGTATGGATGTCCCATGAAGATTTAATATCCGGCACGTTTACCACTACGCCGCCATCTTTGATAAGCAAATCGGGTGTTCCTTTTATGTAGTCATTGGTGAACATCTGCTCATTCTTGAATACAATTTGCTTGCGTTCCCTGCGCCACATATCAATTGCATCATTCTCAACTGCAACACCTTTCTCAATGTACTTGTTGCTGATGTCTTTGTAACGCTTGTACTTCTGTTGGATGTAGATTTCGAGTAATGCGCTCTTGCAGGTTTCACTTAGTCCTGTCTTTGTGCGTGCATCGGTCATTAGCTTACCAAGCTGCGATGCTCTAAATAAAGTTTGTTCCATTGTGTATTGTTATTGATGGTGTGAAGATACTACAACAATCCGCTTAGTTGCTCTTTTTTAACATTTACTAACGGTTCAATCTGTGCAAAGAACTCTTGCGGGCATGCCTGTAAAATGATGTCACAATCGTCTAGCGTTTGCGCTTTCTCGATTAGTTCAAGCAGGTACTGAACATCTTTGTTGGATGCGTTAAGACTGCCTTTTAATTTGAACGGCTTATACATGTCTACGTTCTTGCGGTTAAGGTCACGGCCTAACAACTTACCAAATGACACTGCAGCGTTTTTAAGGCACTCTGTTTTAAGTTTAGGAAACGCGAGGTCTAAGGCATTAGGTTTTTTATTATCTGCGTTTAATGCCCATCTATTGCGTTCGATGTTGTCAAGGTTTTGCGGTGCGCGGTCAACCATGATGACAATGGATGCTGCACCTGTACGGCGCAACTCATACCCGGTTATCGGATGGATCACTACAAGGTCAAGACTACCCACTACCTCGTTAGCCATACGCTCCCACTTGAAATTCTCAGTGCGCCAATGCCCGAAGAACATTTCATCCAGTGTGGTTTCAACGTGTGAGATGACTAGCGTTTGTGCTTTACCGTCTGGTGTCTTTTCGATTCCGAGTTCATCGGGCTTGGCATTGAGCATCTGCTGAAACTTTTGCAATGCTTCTAAATTGTCTTTGTGGAATGAGTTCATGTTGTTATTGATTTGAATTAATACTTAGCGAGGCAATCGTTTAATTCTTGGCAGTAAGAAAGTAGTGCGAAGATTACGATAATGGCTACAACGTAGCGAAGGATAGTAGATGCTGTTTTCATGTGTATTGTTTTTAATTGATGGCCAAATGTACTGCAAATAGTTACATACACCCCTGTTAAAAATTGTTAAAATTTAGGAGACTTACGCCCACGAATAGCTGCCGTAATTCGGAAATAGTTCAAAGTACATGCGCATCATTATGGCATCTGCGTAGTCAGGCGACTTGCCATGCATGCGGGCAATTTCGTCTTTGCTTATCACAGCAAGTTTGCCATCGGCTTCAGGTTGCCTGCGGCGTATCATGTCCAACTCCTGGACTATCACATCCCGGAACTGATTTACTTTGAAGATTACTTTATTCTGTTCGATTAATTCTGCAAGCTTGAAATAACATTCTGCCTTTTGGTTGGTGAACTTGTCTGCTTGCTTAGCACGCCCACCATTGAGAAACCCTCGGCACTTAAGACTATCCACCACACCACCACCAACACCATCTTCATCACAGATCACATTGCTTAATTTGATAGCGTGCCTGTCGCATAGTTGGCGAATGGTAGCGACAACCGTTGTAATTGGTTGCTTACGCAGCTCGTGTATTTCCATTAACTGCAAACCATGCCACACGCATATGACACTACGGTCTTTTCCTAGTCGTGCAATATCTGCACTGATGTATTTATCTCCTTTGCTTTCTTCATCCCGGAAGCAGCGCACAAGGTCATCATATTGGTAAAGGTTGTCTACGCTTTCATCATACTCCCAGTCGCCATGCAATAGCCTTCGCCTATCTATTTCGGGCAAACGTTCAAGTGTTTCAAGATAGCTTTCAGGCAGGTGTGGGTTGTCGGTTGGTAGCGATGGTATAAACGCCAAGTGTTGTGGCAAACTATCCATCTTATGCGGTGCGTAGAACTCATTGTAAAGCCATCCTTTAGACGGATTGCAGGTGAGTAGCATCTTCGGTGGTAAATCATATTCGCGTAGCTTAAAACGGATACGGCTTTGCAGTATGTCTATCGCCCGTTTGCTAACCTGTGCCGCCTCGTCTACATAGGCATCTGTTAATTCCAACCCGCCTAAGCTATGGAACTCCGCATCTGATGGGTATGCAAACAAATCCTTTAGGATTATTTCGCTGCCATTGCTGAATGTTATAACGTGCGTTTGATTGTTGATGGTGTAATGTTCATTAGGCGCTAACCCTAACATGTGCGCTACCTCAAAGAATGTCTTTAGCGTGGTCTTTTTTAGCGTGTCAAGTTTACTGCGGCCTATTAGTCCACGCGTGCCGGGATACTTAAACCTACGGCTTATTTGCCATGCACATCCGATGAAAGATTTTGAGCCGCCTGCTGCACCTCCGAACAGCACCACACGTGCCGGGTGTGAATTACCCAGCACACGCAATGCTTCTTTTTGTTTCGGTAGGTACTCAATCATTAGAAAGGCAAATCACCTGTGCCTTGTGAATCGTCATTATGTTGGCGTTGTTGCATCGGTTCGGACATCTTGCCCGAAAAGAACTTGCCACTCTTGCCTTCCTTAACCCACGCAGCCAGACGCATCTTCTTACCATTGACCATGATTTCACCTGTGTACTGTGGCCCATTGTTAGCCACGTTGTTGTTCTTAAATAGGGTGAACTGCCCTTCTTGCATTTGATAGTTACTCATTGTATTAATTGTTTATTATTGCGATATCGTCTACCATTAAACTGATTGTGGTCTTGCCATTGATGTCAGTTGTTTCAACTACTTCAAACCATTCGTGCTCGATGCTGTGCCCGTTGACAAATCCAACGTACACCTCGACATCATCCGGGTATTGCGCAAGCTTGTCCCACAATTCACCAATAGTCATAGCTTATATTCATCTTTGTCCGTGAGCAAATGTAACTCCTCAAAGATAAGACGCATTGTTATATTATCCTGCATTGCAGGGCGCATGCTGCGTTTGGCTGTTAGCAGAAACAACTTCCGTAACAACTCAACTTCTTTGTGTTGATCGTAGTTCATCAGTATTCATTTTGATTTTCGATTAGTTCCTTATAACGCTCTTGCCTGTATTCGCTAAACTGGTAAGGTCTGTTCTTGTACACACGGAACCGCATATCATTGTCCCACGTTGGCAGGTCATCGTATTCACGCATCAAGGCTATCTCAATCTGCGGCGGGTTTTCTCTTTTCACGTCTCGTGCCGGGGCTTCTTCTATCTTCAACTTATCCGCTGCCTTTTGGATAGCATCTACAACCTGCGGGTGTTGGAACATTTCGTAGATGTTGTTGCTGCTCTGTTGATCCTTAACCATGCGATTGGTTACAGCATCACGTTTGCTGAAGTA